ATTCATAAACCTAACGTATCCCAAATATAACATAGAAAGAATTTCACACAAGGCAAAAAAAAGGCCCTGGGAAGCAATGCCCAGAGCCTAGAACCTTACCAAAATCTAACGTTCCCACAAGTTAGCATACTAAAGTTTTTAGTCCCAGATAAATAGACGTTTGGCGTATGGTGGAATAATTAAATGAAAAAGCCGGTCTTGGTATACCGGCTTTTATCTAGACAAATGTAGAGCATGGGAATGCACTATATCATATCTAGATCTCTCATTTAATGCAACAGCATAACCATGGAGATCAAATGTCAAAAATTTTCACACAACTTCCTGAAGAACTCTTCGAACACAAACTTTTTAAAGAAATAAAAAACAATGATTGGCGTTGGGGTATTGCGATTATCTTGCGTAGGGTAGCTTACGCAGATCAGTCACTTTTAAAGAAAGGACAAGTTCAAATTTCCATCAGACAACTAGCTGTGGAGGCAGATATAACAGAAAGACAAGCAGAAAAACTGATCAATCACTTAAGAGGACTTAATACTCATGGAAAAATCCGCGGCGATGTAGCGGCTGGTCTGCGGCCTATTTTGGGGGGACAAGAAAGGGGACAAAAAAGGGGCAGTGAAATACCAGTCTACAACGTGTTGTTGAAGGGATTCTATGAAAATGAGGCGACAGAAAAGGTGACAGCAAAGGTGATACCAAAGGTGACAAGAAGGGGACAAGAAGGTGACAAGCTCCCTAGAGAAAACGCGACAGAAGCTAAGAAGCTAGAAGCTATAAAAGAACAACCACCCCAAACCCCTCAAAAGGAAAGTGGTGGTGGTAGGAAAAAACCTTTTGTTTATGAAGGTCCCATTTCAAAAGATGCAAAGGATATTCACAAAGACACCATAAGAAAAAAGATGCCGGTTAGCCAAGATCTCATTCAGCAATGGCTTGATGACTATCCTATCGAAATCATTCACATGCACATTGAGCAAACCCACAAGACGATTATCTCAGGATCTGTCAATGTCGTATCCCCATCTTTCTGGATAGCTGCAAAACTTAAGCAACATCAAAAGGGACAGAAGATGCAATCCATCTTAGAAACGGACTATGAAAGAAACAAGAAAACAGCGGAGTGGTTCCTTTTAAATTTCGAACGGCACCTAACAAAAAACCAAAGAATGGAAGTTACCAAAGACTTTTTCGATTTCAGCAGCCCTAAAGCAAAGATACGAATTCCTTTTGCAGAAGAGAGTTTCGATGAGCAATTTGAGATATTTAGGGAAAAATTCATGATTCAATACGAAAACAATTTAAAAATTAAAGAGGGATAAAATGGAAGAGAAAGACGAGTTGACTCCATACGATAAGTTTCAAAACGAATTATGCAGAGAGTTGGAGAAAAATAAAATAATGATTTCTAGTTTATGTGATGCATTTTGCTTTGATCCGGATGTTAATTGTAGCATCCCTTTCGCAGAAGTTGAAAGCAAGGTTGATTCGTTTGTTTATTGCATACAAAGAGCTCAACATGAGCTTAACGAGACGTTTCTACACGCTATCCAAGACTTGTATTTCCACATCGAAGAGGAAGAAAAAGAATTAAAAAATTGGAGAGATAGAAACGAAGGAACTCATGAGGAAGAAAATGAGAATTGAAATAGAAAACGGTTGGATCGAAACTTTACCCAATCCAACTCCGGATGAGGTGAGGTTTGTCGTTGAAGGAACGAGTGCATGTGTGGCTTTTAGCGTAACGCTTAGGCAGTTGACAATGTTAAGAGAAAATTTGAACGACCTAATTGATTTCCTTCAGGAGGATCATGAAACCGACAACGTTGATTAGCAAAAAAGTCCTGCAAGAAAACTTCTGCGACTTTATGAAGCCTCACTTGCAGCCTTACTGTGACTCCAAAGCCTACTTCTTGGTCGTTGACGCTTTCTACGATTACGTAACATGCCCTAGAGACTTGCGTGACGAAAAACGCCAGGTGTTGTATCATGCCAACGAGATGTTCGAGGATTTTGCTTACTTCGAAATGAAACGGCAAAAGGGGCCAAGTATGAAAGATTGTGGATGGGGGAGTTTGAATGGATAGGTCAAGAAGGTATCAAACAAGACCGCCATGCGATTTAAATGATAAAGAGGCATCTGCACAGGTTTTACCTAAAAACAACTCAACTTTGGGCGTTTCTGTGAGTCCGTGCAATTTTTTAGTTGCTGGTTACGTTTGTACATGCCCACGATGTATTGCTTGTAAAGAGGTTGAAACAAAAGAGTGGCTCAAGCAAGCCTCTCAAGAAAATTTATCCGAAGATGAGGCTTACCAATGCAAAACACCCTTAGGCAGGAAGCTTCAAGAAGCCCGCAAAGCCATCGTTGACGCCGGACTCGCTAACATGTCAGAAGATGATATTATTAAAGAAATTGATTTACAACGAGGGCGCGGAGACGACGATGCTGTTTAAAATACCTATCCGCCTAGTCTCCGAATCCAACGCATCAGAGCATTGGACTAAATCATCCAAACGGCATAAGCTCCAAAAGCTTCTTGTAAAGTCTTATCTTTCTAGAGATATTCTTCCTACACTTCCATGCACCATCACATTAACCCGACACGCACCAAGACCTTTCGATGCCGACGACAACCTACCAACGTCGTTCAAGTACATCAAAGACCAGATCAGCGAGACTATGACAAACACAACGTTAGCAGGAAGGGCCGATAGCGATCCGAGAATGAAGTGGGTTTATAAGCAAGAAAAGACGAAAGACAAAGAGCATTTTGTAACCATTGAGATCGTATCAGATTTTGAGACTGTTGATATCAACGAAGGTTATCTCTTGGATCATATTTATTAAGTTCAATAGCGATAGCTATTGGCACCCAATACCAGTTAAGAAAGATATCGCCTTCGTTAGGTTCAATCTTCCCTGGATAGTCGATAAATTCAATCTCCCATGGCCATAGCAATATATTCTCGCATGTACGGATTTCGTACAGTTCATACATTTCCTTCCCGATGTATTTCACATAACCTAGAGCTCTCATCAATCAACCTAAATGGTCCTTTCAAGATTTCAATATCCGAGATGTCGAATAATCGTCCAGTAAGAAATTCTTGATATTCTTTCTTTTCAATTTCGTACAATCTCTGGAGCTCTGGATCTTCATCCCTTAGTTTTTTCAATATCTCTACCGCGTTTATCATTTCTTCTCCAAAATACAACTCAATCCCATCTTCATCTTTATGTAATCCAATTCCTCTTGTTGCTGCAAGATCATTTTCATCATCGCTCCATTCTGAGCAAAAAGTTTGCGACGACACTTACCTTGTGACTCCGCTAAAGCCTCAAATTTCGCTTGCAATAAATCTGTTTCTGTGTTTTCCCTAAACATATCTAGCTGTATTTGTGCCGTCATCACTTTCTCTTGCATTTTATGCGACAAGTATATATACTTAGGTGTATAATAGCAATGCTTTCATAAAGGAAAATAATGATTAAATACATTCTTGCAATATCCGTGATCTTCTCAACACAAGCATTCGCTAAATGTGCAGACCAGTCGGATATGGTATTTTACCATGATGATGAAAATGGACACTTTCACATCGGTTGGTACAAACCGTGCTGCTACATCGTCACAATCATGGAAGGCGTTGGAAAAGGTTGGCAAGAATTTCGTTATGGAAACAAAGTTTTAGCCTCTTCTAACCTATCAGAAATACATAGCACATATTTCGTTCACATTTACGAAGGATTTAAGGTATATTCTTGGGATGACTATCAGCGTATCGTCTACACAAAGGATAAGCAATGTTTGGAAATAGAGAACGACACGAACAGGTGATTGACAGGCTTAACGCAACCAAAGAAGCTTGTGAAGACTTAGCTAACGAAGTAGGCGATCTTAAGGAAATGATAAAGCACATCGACATACACCACATCGTTAACACGATGGAGTGCTTTATTGAATCAACATCCTACATCCAGCACATTCTAGAAAATGCTCAGATAGACATAGATGATGAAGAACCGTTTAAAGAACCACAAGGAGATTGATTTTGTCAGCCGTGCAACCAAGAGACTTTAACCAAGTTTATTTTTCTGCTACCGAACAATTCGACGCAGAGCGTTACATCATAGCTAAGATAGGCAACGAAAACTTATCAGCCTTCGAGTTATGGGCTTTTGATTCCAAGGTCCCTGTTAAATATAATGAGAATGAGTCGGTTAAATTGAGGAACTTGTGGAACAAAGCTCATCGTGGAGTTCCTTTGATAGGATCGTTTAAAACTTCCATTATGCGTATGGTTGACTATTGGCAGGAAACGTTTAGGGTAGACGAAAGTGACTAGGATAAAACTTTCGATAATCAGCTTTCTATGCAACACCATTATGGTTTTGATTAAGGGTTTGAAAAAAGAAGATGCCATCGTTGAGTTTCAGCGTGTTAAATATTTCTTTAACCATGAGATTATTGAATGACCATTCAGTGGCATCTAGAAGTTCATCCCATCAAATCACTTAAAGCCCATCCAAAGAACCCACGCCAGCTATCAAAAGACCAAGCTCGGCATCTACGCACTAGCATCAATAAGTTCGGGCTATCAGATAAGCCTATAATCAATACAGATAAGACAATCATCGGTGGTCATCAGCGTATACAGATACTTAAATCGATGAAGAAAGGTGAAGTCGAATGTTGGGTTCCTGATAGGTTGCTTGATGAGAAGGAAGTTGAAGAGTACATGCTACGCTTAAACCGCAACCACGGGGCGTTTGACTATGATATTCTCGCAAATGAATACGATCTGTCAGACCTGTTAGATTACGGATTTGCGATGGAAGAGCTTGAACTTATTGAGCCTAAAGAGATAGATTCGGAAGAGAAAGATAAGAAAAAGAAATTGAAAACTTGTCCTAAATGCGGGCATGAGTACTAATGCCAAAAGGAATGCACAACTCTCCTAAGCCAAAACGTATCATACCAAAAGCAGCTGAGAAATTAGCTGAAAAATTAGAAGAAGAGATGGCCAGAAAACCTACAGGTAATCCAAACGGAAGACCAAAAATAGAGGTCGATTGGAGAGATTTCGAAGCTCTTTGTGGGTTTCATTGCACACAATCCGAAATTGCTTCATTCTTACAAATAAGTACTGATGCTTTAGTTTACAAAGTAGAAGAACAATATGGGGAGAGTTTTTCAACTGTATATAAAAAGTATCAAGAAAGTGGAAAATGTTCACTAAGACGTAATCAATTCGCAATGACCAAATCTAATGCTACTATGGGTATTTGGCTAGGCAAGCAATATCTAGGTCAAAAAGACCATGAGCAGAATGTTGAATTTACTCCAGAACAACTCATACAATTCAAAACAGTCATGGAGTTTTTGGATAAAAGTCAATCCTCAGCCTTAAACAACGCTGAAAGCAATAAAAGCAACGAAGAAAAGTCATAGTGATTGATTGGTAGCGTCATTGCTCCTTGCGGCAATCCCTCAATATTAGCCTGCATAATATCTAGCATATCGATGAGCTCTTGACGTGTTGGTTTGGATTGTTTTTCTTCTTCCATAATGCCTCTTTAATGTATTGTCAGTATCATGCAAGATCCCTTATCTAAGAAGCAACTAGAATTCATTTACAACAGCACAGCACGATGGAACTTCGCTCATGGCCCTGTCAGTAGTGGTAAGACTGTTGGAACCTTATTTCGTTTCCTTCAAGAGGCATACAAATGCCCTGATAGCCAGATATACATGTTTGGATTCAGCAGCAGCACAATCTACGAGAACTGTATTCGCTTGATCATGGAGAGTCCACAGTTTGCTATCTTCAAACCATTCTGCACATGGCATCCAGGTAAAGGTGAGCTCAAATACCACGACAAAACGATAACGATCATTGGTGCTAAAGATGAAGGATCAATCGGACGTATACAAGGAAAGACGATAAGCATCGCTTACTGCGATGAAATGACATTATTTCCAGAAAACGTCATCGACATGATACTGACGAGGCTTCGTCTGCCTCACAGCATAGGCTTCGCATCAATGAATCCAAAGCATCCAACGCACAAATTAAAGAAATTGATAGACCTTGGAGAAGCAGGCGACAAGACATATTACAGCCTGCAGTTCATGATACCAGACAACCCATTCTTGCCTGACGATTACAAGCGAACGCTTGCTTCAAGTTTGTCAGGATTGTTCTACAAACGTAATTACCTTGGCATGTGGTGCCTTGCAGAAGGCGCTATCTTTGACTTTTGGGATAGAGATACATACGTTGTCAAAGAAAGACCTAAAGGAACTACTAGCTATTGGATTGCTGGCATCGACTTTGGTATGAGTAACCCAACAGCATGCTGCTTGATTGGTGTATCCACTGGTATTGAGGCTCAGACAGGTAAACAACTTTGGGTTGAAGATGAGTATTACTGGGATGTCAAAGTTAAGGGAAGGCAAAAGGTTGTTAGCGAGCTTGCTGAAGACATCCAGAAGTTCCTAGAACCATATACAGTCAAAGCTGTTTATATTGACCCAAGTGCAGCAGCGTTGAGGCTTGAGTTATCAAGACGCGGCATACATTGCGTTGATGCTAACAATGACGTTGAGAACGGCATCCAAATAATGACATCAATGATTCGTGATGGTACATGCTTGGTGCTTGATAAGTGCAAGAACTTGATTAGAGAGATTGAAGGATACAGCTGGGATCCTAAGAGCGCTGAGCGTGGTGAGGATAAGCCTATTAAGAAGGATGATCATATCCTCGACTGCTGCAGGTACGCCCTAAGTAGTCATAAAGTCAATACTTACAAGCCGTACAAAGATGAAGCAAACAATCAAGGATTTGGCGGTAATCGATATACACCTACCAGGAGGACAATTTGATGGATGAAAAAGACATAAGTTTTCAGGTAAACAAAGCTATTCATTCCGGATTAGAGAATTTAGCAGAAGCATTTCGTCTCAGTCCAGATATTCTCAGAACACCATATTTAGTAAGATCTTTTCTAATCGAAGTAGAACATCGATTAGAAAAATGCATAATGAATGTTCCTGAATGTTTTGATATAGAAAACCACGATACATGGATAAAATGACTTGTAGCTATATCCACAGTCTGCTATAATCATTCACACAAGCCTAGAGGGCACTCGAAAAGCGGAATCCTACCGCCGGCTTGCATTTCATTAGGAACAACTAAGGGAGTTGTATCATGACTAAAGACAAGAAATTATATTATCAAGAATATCACAAGAGAACTTATCAGCTAAAAACTAGAGAATGTGATGTTTGCGGGGCAGATTTAACAGGTTCTCTAAAGAAAAGATGTATTGGTTGTCTTGTACCTTCGACTTGTTCCGATTGCGGTAAAACATTCGCTTACAAGGTGAAACTTAAGAGATGTACAACATGTCAATATCATTTTGTAAAACAAAATAACCCTTCACAACACAGCCAGTATAGGAAAAAAGCGACTGAACGATATAGAGCAAAGACAAGAATAAGGAAAGGATTATCGCTCGACCATGATTTTGGAAAAAAACCAAAAGGTGAAGGATATGTAAACATCAAAGGTTACAGGAGATTTTGGAAAAAAGATGTTGTGACAGGAGAAAATATATCTAGATATGAGCATCATTTGGTTATGGAGAAACAATTAGGAAGAGAGCTTACGAAAAATGAAAGGGTGCACCATAAAAATGGTGTTCGTGATGATAATCGAATCGAAAATCTAGAGTTATGGAATATCGGTCAACCAGCTGGTCAGAGAGTTGAAGATAAAATTCGTTTCTACAAAGAATTCCTTGAGCTATATGGGCACAAAGTTATAATGAAAGAATAATTTCATTTCTTGAGGTTCCTTGAGCTTTTCTTCGCCTATCTGGAGTGGTAATCTTGAACCTAACCAAGGTAACGTTCGTCATTGGTTAGATTCACTTCATAGTCGTTTCCAGCCAATCGAACAGGCAAGATGGAACAATTCCAACATCGACACGCTATTTATGGCCGGCTCGCAGACATTTATCAATCGACACTTTAATTTCAGTCCCGGAATAACATCTCAGCAGTATCACTTCAACCTCATTCAGCAACCTGTGAATATGATCACGGGCTATGAGAGACAGCATAGAAAGAACTTTAGCTATGTACCAACAGAAGGCGCTGATCCTCAGACAACGGATGACTACACGAGATTAATCACGCATGTGGCTAATGCTGGGTGTATTCATGAGCAAAAGTCGAAGGCTAAGGAATTAGCTGCAATATCTGGAATGGTGTTAGCGCAGCCTTATCTTGATTATACAGGTGACGATCAAGCGCAAGGTGAGATTAAGCTCAAGATCTGGGAATACAACTCCTTCATGGTCGATCCCTACTTCCGTAGCCCTGATATGTCAGATGCTCAGTTTGTTTGGTGTCAGGAGTATATCTCCAAGCAAGAAGCTGAGAGTCGCTTTCCTGATAAGATAAATGAAGTTAGACCCATGTCTGGGTCACCACAGCGTTATGGTTCGTTCTATTTCCTTCCAGAAAACTACAACATGGCACGTAACGACCTTATGGTACTGTCATATGTATGGTATAAGTGGAAACGTAAGAAAAAGAGACTCTACAGCCGTAAAAGACATCAGTTTTTTGATTTTGCAGGAGGCGATGGACAGTTAGAACAAATTCTGTATCACATTGATGATATGGAAGAGGTAACAGTTGATACACCATGCTGGAAAGTGGCTGTTGTATTGAATGATCAACTCATGTTTCAAGGCGAGAATCCTCTAGGGTTTGACAACTGTCCGTTTATTCCGTACTTTTGGAACTATGACCCTCACATAAACCACTATGACTTGCGTGTAAGAAGTCTAGTATACCCGATGAGATCCCCGCAATTTCTGTTTAATCATAAAGTAATAACTAATAACGACATTGCAGCTGCAACCATAAATGCTGGTTGGAAGCGTAAGGTCGGGGCTGTTGCTAATGAGGACAACTTAAAGAAAACCGGGCAAGGATGGGACGTCCTCATTAACGAAGGTTATGAGATGATGGACGTTGAGAAGATCATTCCAAGCGCAGTGCCTGAGTCTGATTTAGCTTTAGCAAGCCAGATGCAAGAGCTTATCTTTGCAACAAGTGGCATTAACATGGAGAATTGGTCGGGTCAGCAAGATAAGCAGATATCAAGCCTTACAATGATGCTTAAACAAGCTGCAAACTTAATGGTATTCCAGAAATACTTTGACCAATGGGATTTTGCAGATAAATTGCTTGGCGATAGACTGCTCCAGATTGCCTTAAACAACTGGAATGCAGAGAAAGTTAGCTTACTTATCGGTGGAGAGCCGTCACCTCACTTTTACTCTAAGATATTCGCTAAGTATCAGGTCATTGTAGAAGAATCGGACTTGACGCCAACACAACAGAATTTACAAGCGCAACAGATGATGGATATGAACCAGGCGTTTGGTAGAGAAGTGTTCCCTCCGAGTATGATCATTCCTAAGCTCAATATCACAGGTAAAGCTGAAGTTATCCAATTCCTTGAGCAGCAAGAACAGCAAGCGGCGGCCGTACAAGCAGAAGCTACGAACTTGCAACATACCGTTGAAGAGATGAAGATGAAAGAGCTTATTGCTAAGATACACAACCAGTTGTCACAGGCGCGTGAGCGTGATAGTAGAAGTGAAAGCAATGTAGGGCTCTTCGAAGAGCGTATGTCGATGATAAGTAAGAACCACGCATTAGCATCAAAAGAGAAGATGGCAGCTCTAGCACAACTGTTAGAGACTATTCAGAAGTTTGGTGAGGTTGAAACGTTCTTGAAGTCTAATGCGTTAGAGTCTATCAAGTTAGACGATGAAGAAGTTGAGAAGAATTCAAGACAAGAGATAGAGAAAACAGAAGCTTCTAAGCGTTTTATGGAGCAACTGATGGGTGCAGCTAGCAGACCACAACAGCAAGAACAACTCGCTGGACAGTTTTAAGAGATAAGAATATATTGAAAACAAACACTAACTCGAGGTGTGTGTATGGAAGATAGTCAAAAGAAAGGTTCCGGAGTTATCTCTGGAGGTCAGAGGATTGATGACCACTCGTTTTGGGCAGGGAAAGGATCTCCAGGATCTGTATTTCCAGATGGCCCGCATAAAGTAAAGATGGAAAGCTCTGCAGAAGGCGCAGGTTCTGTTCCTAAGTATGAAGATACGACAGAGAGAATTAGAGCTGCCCAAGTAGAAGGGACTAAGAAAACAAAAGCTCATCAAGGGCGATTGCCTCAATACAGAAACTAAAAACGTCTGGCCCGGGCGATTACCGTTCTAGACGGAGGGCTTTATGAGGTACCATGAAAAGCACAAAGACTGTTCAGTCGTATAAGAACACGGCGGCAGAAAAGAATCGTACGAGCTTAAAGACTGCAAAGTCTGGTTTTGCTGATCCACTCAAGATCAAAGAGCAGAATCCTAAAGATAAACCAGTCGATGGTGTGGGTATAGAATGGGACTTTAGATGCCCTCAGTATGATCAAAGGAGTGGTAATCATGTCAATGCTGGCACTCATTACGGCGTGGGTATTCGTCAGCCTATTGGTCATACCGGTAATCCTAAACAGTATGCGGAAGTGATGCCAATGACTAGACGTAATACTTTGCAAGATGATGACTTAGGATGAAGCCATTAAAGCCCCTGAAACCTAAAGGGAAAGAATGGCACTGTGCTGATACTAAGTATGGTATGGGTGATTACTACGGTACTGGTATAAAGCAGAAAGTGGGAAGGATTCGTGACGATAGTGTAGGTGGCAATCCAGTATTGCCAGCAAAGCTTAAGAATCCACCTAAGTCACTCGCTTGAAAGTGCTCCACTCGTGCACTTCTCTAAATACTTGCTTAGCTCTTTCTTCCGATAAGTCATCAGGATGTGCCCTTTCAAGATCTTCTCGGTGATATTCGAACTGTTTTATTGACCATGCAACTAGGTTGCTTTCTGTAACTTTACCTTCTTCGTATTGACTCCACATCTCTCTTGGCGGTAAAAGCCAACATACTTCGATAATGTCTGTGTTAGATTGTGCTCTAAACAGGTATGAATTGGTTTGTGCTTTTGGTTTGGTAAGTCTTGGTTGCCACAATAGTCTTTTGTTAACACCATCATCAGCAGTTCTAGGATGTGCAAATAGGTAGATATAAGGACATTTTTGCTGATAAGCAATAGAGTCTGGATTCTTTTTAAGGCATTCCTCAGCGCCTTTTGACACAACTTCCCACTGATCTTGGATGAAGTGTTTGTAACGGTCGTGTGTTTCTAATCTTTCAATCTTCATGACCACTCCGATTTCCATTCTACAAATGGTGGAGGATCAATATAACACCAGTATGTGATGTTTTTATAACCGATTTTTGCATCCTCTTTCATTGCTTTATGTGTTGGATTATAAAGCATTGTGTCTACATATCGGTGATTCCCGTATAAGATCAAACGACCCACCTCTGGATATTCTTGCGCGAACGATTTCCATTCCATTTCTTGCCTAATAATCAACGATTTAGTTTAATTCAAGATAAATCCAAACGCATGCCAGCGTCAAGGGCAAAGGATAGTATGACATCACCTCAAGAAAATCAACAACCACAAACTGAAGTAAAGATTAATGACAAAGAGCATAATTTCCGTGCATTGGAACAGAAGATGCTCCAAGAAAGAAGTGCAAGGCTCGAAGCTGAAAGACGCGCGCAGGAAGCTGAGAGAAACTTGCAAGAGCAATCCAGCCGTAATAACAAAAACGATGATGACGAAGATGATGATCAGCCTTACGTCGACCATAAGAGATTGAACAAGTCATTAGCGTCGTTCGAGAAGCGTATGGAACAAAAGATCGACCAGAAAGCCGAAGAAAAAGCTGGTCGAATGATTCAAGAGAATAAGAAAGCCGAATGGCTGAAAAGGAATCCTGATTTCTATGACGTACTACAACATGCTGAGAAATTTGCTCAGGCGGATCCGGATTTGGCTGAGAGTATTCTTGAAATGCCTGAGGGGTTTGAAAGGCAGAAACTGGTGTACAAGAATATCAAAGCTTTAGGAATCGATAAGCCAGTTGTTAAGCAGGCATCCATTCAAGAAAAGGTCGATGCTAACCGTAGAAGCCCTTACTATCAACCGACAGGTGTAGGCGCTGCGCCTTATGCATCATCAAGTGATTATAGCCCTGCAGGACAGAAGAATGCCTATGACAAAATGCAAGAGCTTAAGAATAAGTTGAGGATCTAATGTATCAATACCCATGCACAATCTGTAAAAAAGACTCAGCTGGTGGAGGGTCGCTTGTGTTTGGGGGTGTGTTTTTTAAAGTATGTGCGGATTGCTTAGAAGATGAAGAAGCTATCCGTAAGATGAATGAGTACTGGCAAGTGATAGATGATGAAAAAGAAGATACCTTGAACATTTCCACAGACATGTGATAAGATACTACCATACTACTTATCAGGTTTTTACGTGGGAAGATCAAAGAAATTAACTGATAGTGTTCGTTTGTCGGTTGTTTTGTCAAAAGCACAAGCAGAAAGAATACGTCAAATGGCTATACGCTTGAGCACTCAGGAAGGGAGAGTGGTAACAGTATCGGAGGCGATTCGCTCTGTTTTGGAGACTGCTTATCCCGTTCCTAAGTCTCAAGGTAAGCTGTTTTAATCCAATAGGTTATCGTATATCCATTGTAAACCATGCTTCTCTTCTAGTTTTCTGAATTTATCTCTATTAACTCCTATCATTGAGAGGAGTATTGTATGTTTGATGGATTTACCATTGACTGAATGAATCCTGTTTGATCGTCGATTATTGGCTTGAACTATCCTGTCAACCCATTTGCAATTTTCTTTACAATAATTTCCATCATTATCGGTTCGATCGAGTTGCATTCCTTCTGGTCTTTCTCCCATATCGATGTAAAATTGCATAAATTCGTTCCATTCAGGACATACTTTGATTCCACGTCCTCCGTAATCAGCATATTGTTGATCGTTCACGTCATTGCAACGTTGACGCATAGCTACCCAAATGGAATAGATCCTGTCTTTTCCGGAAGTTCTTTTTGCCATCCCATGTTTGTATGCATAATGATCCTTTCCCTTCTTTGTATGAAGCTTTGCAGAACAACATTTACAAGGTCTTTCACGAGATCTGAGATATGATCCGTTCAAAATGACTATATCACCACAATCACACTGAACCTTGTACATAATATACCCATTTTTCCTTTCTTCTAGCTCCTCTATAATGGTTCTAGAGCCGAATCTTTGACCTAACATAATTTTTTTTATATACATAAAATTTCCTGTGTTTATACTTAAGCTACGCACGCATAAGCGTTATATGCATTCGCGTAAGTTGGGTTCGCAACCAAAATAGATATGAACGAGAACGGACGTATTAGGTCTTTCGTCCACCGATCACATATCCCATTAATTTCAAACGAAAGGTTTGAAATGTCGATTACAACTACCGGGAACCTTGGTCCGATGATTTTGCAGTCGCTCGCGCCTGCAATGCTCTACGTTCCAACCCCAACTATGAACTATTATATACTACAGACGAATTAATGTCAATAGATGTAGTTCTAAAACCTCTGGTGATTGACTTGGAAGCCCGACAGGGTAACAAGGGGCAAGTTTAAATACAGCCTGAACGACTAAGCCCAGAGGCGCCGAAAGGTGATGCGATAGTCTGAGCACTACGTATAAATAAAGGTGGTGAGGGGATGTCGAAGAACTCCCCCGCTCACAATATATTGTGAGTCATAAAAGTAACAGTGCGATCACAGTTTGCGACAAGGTCTCGATGCCCGCAAACGGCGGCACAACATGCCGATTTATGAGACCAAGGGCCTTACAGCCCCCCACGATTCAACTAGGTAATAGTGGAATCGATCCGCCTGCCCAAGTGCCTCAACGCGATATTATAGACGCGCAAATGGCCTTTTTTGGAACAGGGTGTATTATAAACGAGCAAGTGATACTGCAAGACCAAGAGGGTGTACTCGCTTGGGTTTCTGAGCGTCTTGCCGTTGCAATGCGTCAGGCAGAAGACTTAATCCTTCGAGATTACGTCGTATCAGCAGCTTCCCAGATCAATGCTGGTGGCGGTTCAAACGGCGACAACCCAACTAATCTCGGTATGTCTGATTTTAGCTTGGTTGCGACGACTCTTGATACAAACAATGCCTACAAGTTTATGTCAGGTATCGAAGGGATGGATAGATTCGGAACAGGTCCTGTGCGCTCAGCATATTTCATGCTGTCCTCAACAGAGTTGCAGTCCGATTTCGATGCTCTCGTCGGTTCTGGTATGCTTAACAACTGGAACTATCCTACGAACGCATCTGCATTGCCAAGCGAGTGGGGTTCTGCTTACAACATCCGTATTCTGACAAGTTCAGAAGCGCCTGTTGCGCGTGGTGTTTCAGCTCTTGGAAACGATGT